GGGGGTGCGCGTGGGGGCGGCGCCCGTGGCCGAGCCCCCTGATCCGCATCTAGGCCTACATTGAGAAGGAGCTCGCTCAGAAGAGTGTGGTCGAAAAAATTCCGTATGGTCCAGTGGCGGAGTTGCAGGCCAAGGCGATTGAAACAGAAGTGACCGCGGCGATTCAGGGTGCGCGTGTGCAGATTATCGACGCCCCGCCTGCGGATGGCGCGGCGCAAGGGCCTCCAGGAGCGCCACAAGGCCCCGGACACGGCCAGCCCCCCGGGGGACCGGTCGGTCAGCTCGCCCAGAGCGGCGGTGCCATCGGCGGTGCGGGCCTGCCACTCCCTGGCCTGACCGGCGCGCCGCCACCAGGGATGACGCCACCAGGGCTAGCGGGAGGCCCGAGGGGACCCGCAGGGCCCCTGGGTCCTGACGGGCCGCCGAGACCCGGCGGGCTGTCCGCCGCCGCGCCCCAGATTGCGCGACGCCGTCCGGGCGGACGTCCTGGACTGCCGATCGGTCGACCCGGAGTGGCCTAATGCCCCCCGCGGCCGAAACGCTGACGACGATCACGACCGACTACAACCGCCTCCGCGCGCAAAAAGCACGCGATGTGGGGTCGGTCGAGCTGCGGATTCTGACGAATCTCGCCTTCGTCTCCGGCGAACATTGGGTCGGGTCGAAGAATCGGATGCTGTTTACGCGAAAGCGTGATCCGAACAAGCTCTATCTCGTCTTCAATCTCGCGGCGCAAATGCTCTACAAGATGATGGGCCGTCTCAGTAGTGTGGCCCCCGTCTTTCGTGCCCGGCCGGATAAACAAGATCCGGCCTCACTCGGGAAAACCGAGGTGGTCAATAAACTCATCCGGGCACTGGACGAAAAGCTCGATCAGCCCTCCCGGACGTGGGAACTGCTCTGGTGGATGGCCATCGGCGGCGTCGCGTTTGAATATGTGCCCTGGGTCAAAGATGCGACGATGGAACCACTCCCGCAGTTCGATCCAGCCACCAATGAACTCCTGTGGACCCAGGTCCAGACCGGCGAGGTGGTGCCCGAGTCCGTGCGGCAACAGGCGCTGCTCCAGGGGGCGCCCGCCGAGACCTTTACCGTCGTTGAGGAGATGGTCCTGGCCGGAGACGTGGGGAGCGAAGTCTTAAGTCCGCTCCAGGTCTTTGTCGATGCCTCCGTACGGTCGCTCGACGATCTGAGCCCCGATCAGGCCGTCTATATTGCGAAAATTCGGACACTCGGCTGGATCAAAGCGAATTATGACCTCAGCGCGACCACCGTTGAGTCGATTACGGATGCCACCGAGGTACGCATTCTCAGTACCGATGTGTCCCAGTTCGGGGCGCCGACTGGATCCGTGCATCTCCAAGACCTGATTCCCCGGATTCAAGGGTCGCGTGCGCCCGAAGACCCCGATCTCGCCGTCGTGGTGGAACGCTACCAGCCCATCTCCGCACAACATCCACGGGGGCGCTATACCGCCTTCGTGCCCGGGGTGCAGATTCTCCACGAGGGCGACAATCCCTACGAGTCGATTCCCCTGGTGGACTTTCACTGGACCCCGACCACGACGAGCTTCTGGAACGACGATTACATCTCTGATTTGATTGCCCCGCAGCGGTTTCTCAATAAACGGATTTCGCAACTCGGGGAACAGGCCAATGCCTCGATTTACGGGGATGAATTGCTCGGCCCGACGGTCAAACGAGAGGATATTCCCGCGGATTACCCCGCGCCCATCGAAGGCGGCCTCAATGACGCCGGGGTGAAGATGGTGCAGCGGCGCGATCCACCCCAACTACCCGCCTGGTTCATGCAATCGGTCGATCTCGTCCTCAAATTGATGCGCGAGATTGCCGGCGGGGTCGACTTGTTCCAGGAACAGAAGTTTCCAGGGCAACTGCGGGGGCCGATGGCCGTCCCGATGCTCCAGGAGATGATTGATACCCAATGGGGGCATCTCTATCAGCATATTGGCCAGCGGATGGCCAAAGTGAAGGATATGCGGATCAATCGGGTCAAGGGGTACTATCCGCCCTTCCGCACGCTCCATTACACCGATCAGAGTATGCGCGATGAGGTGTTTGTCTTCCAGACCTCCGATATCTTGCGCGCAGGGACCGATTATTCGGTGACGGTGGAGCGCGGGAGCCTCGTGCCGGAATTTCACGCCCTCCGGGAAGCGCGGATCCGCGAACACCTCCAATCGCCCCTCGCGGTCCTCTATATCGACGAGCGGACGGGGCGGATCGACAAGGAAAAGATTGCGTCCGACCTCCAGATGGGCGATGTCGGGCGCGAAGCGCGCGAATCACAGTATCGGAAGCTCGCCCTGTCCCTGGTGGAGCGCTTGTGGCAAGGGGAGGCGCTGCCGCCCCACGTCCCGATGCCCTTCTGGAATTTGCGCGTGATCATGGACGAACTCGAAGCGTCAATGGCCACCACGGAATGGTTGGGCGCGAGCCCCGCGATTCAACAGGGCTTTGTCGCCTTCTGGAACAAATGCCGGACCCTGCTCGTTGAAGCCTCCCAACGACGGCAGGATGGGATGCAGCAACAGCAGATCCAGGGCGCCGTGGCCCAAGCCGCCCAGCAGGCCGCCGCGAAAGCCGCCGCCGAGGCGATTGACGCCGCCACCGACCAGCTTGCCGCGAGTGCGTCCATTGCCCCGCAGGCGCCCGAGGCGTTGGCCCAGGCGATGATGGACACGCAACGTGGGCCGACGACGCCCCAGTAGCCCTTGACACACGGCCGGCGCGTCCTTGATACTACGAGGACTGACCAGATGTCCGTGACGACGAACACGGACCACGAATAACGTGGTGGCGATTCGTTGGCAAACGAATAACGCTGCTCCACTCGTGGACCACTCGACAGAGGGAGGATGGATGGCAGAGGACTTTAACGAACCCGCCGTCGTCCCCGAGGCCCCCGCGGCCGAGGAGACAGCGGAACAGACCCCCGGAGGTGGGGCGGACGACTCGGGCGCGTGGCCCGCAGACGTACAAGCCGCATATACCAAGAAAACACAGGCGCTCGCCGACGAGCGAAAAGCGTGGGAAACGCAACGCACGGAACAAACCCAGCAGTTGCAGTCCTACGCTCAGCAGCTTCAGCAGCAGCAGTATGCCCGTCAGGCCGCGACACAGGTCGCGCAGCAACAGGCCCAAGGGCAGCAGCAGCAGCAGACGATGCTGGACCAGCTCCGGTCGATGCCGTATCTCGATGGGGCCACCGCCGCCCAACTCATGGAGCGGTTGGTGACGGAGGGCATTACACCCCTCCAGTCGGCCATCAAACAGCGGGATCAGGCGATGGCGCAAATTGTTCAGGACTACAAGTCCCTTCGGGAGCGCGTCCATACGGCGCACGACCGGCAGGCGGGACAGGACCTGGACCAGCGGTTCGTACAGCTGCGAAGCGAAGCAGGCTTGCCGGATGAGGAGGTCGTCAATGATCTTCTCCGAGATGTCTACTACTCGTATGAAGGCGCCGATTGGGATGAAAAGTTTCCCGCGACCGCCCGTGAACGGATCGAGGGCTTGAAAAAAGTCTTTCGATCAATGGATCGGCAGGCCGCCGCACAGGCCAAAGCCTCGCCGTTCCCGTCAACGGGTGGTGAATCGTCGCTGACGAGTGGCAAAACGGACGGCTACAAAACGCCGGAGGAACGCACCGACGAATTGTGGCCCATGCTCAATCCCGGCCAGTCCGAGTAAGACCCACCGCTGTAGGGGACGGAAAGGATTTACCTTATGGCGAGTACGACCGATGTCATTGAAGCCCTGAAATACACCTACGGGGTCGATCAAGTGCTGTACCTGGTCAACCAAGAGGTTGTCTGCTGGAACATGTTCCAGAAGATGAAGAAACCGATGGCGGGCCGTGGACAATTCTTGATGCCCATCATGGTGAAAAACCCCGGCGCGTGGAGTGGGTTGGCCGAAGGCGGGGCGCTCCCGTCGAACATCGACCCTGACACGACCGAGGCGTCGTTCAGCCTCCAGGAATTTGCGGGGCTGTACAACATGTCGTGGAAGCTCATCCAGGACGCCCGGAACTCGAAGTTTGCGTTCCAGACGGCCCTGAAAATGATGGAGAGTGGCTTCCGCCGGCGGATTCTCAAGCTCATCAACGCCGACCTCATCTCGGATGGTCTCGGCAAGCTCGCGATCATGCCCGCGGCCGATAATCAGACCACGATTACCGTGGACGCCCTCCCGAGTATCGATCTCGGGATGACGGTCGATCTGATTGACGCCTCGGATAATGACACGGACTTGGCAGCCTCCCGGACGGTCACCGCGATTGATGTGCAAAATCGCACCGTCACCATTAGCGGCTCGGCCCCGAGTGGGACAGCCGCCGGGGATTTCTTCTGTATTGAAAATACGACGAAATCCGGCGCGATTTACCACACGGACGGACTCCTCGGGATTATTGATGATGCCAATCCGCCCTCGGGCAACTTTGGTAATATCAACCGCAGTACCGCGGGGAACGAGTTCTGGGAGTCCATCGTGCTGGAGAACAGTGGCACGAACCGGGCGCTCACCGAAGACCTCCTGATTCAACTGGAAGATGCGGTGCGAGAAAAGGGCGGGGCGAAACTGAACGCCTATGTCTCGAATCTCGCCATCATCCGGCGCTATCACGAACTCCTGCGCGAAGACACCTTCTTTGCGATGAGTTCGCCGAAAGCGTTTGACAGCGGGTCAGGGGTCGGACGACAGGGTGGCGCGCAGCAGAAGGGAAAAGACGGCGGCGATGGTCGCACCGTCTATCGCTTCAGCGGCAACCCGTGGCATGTCGAGCCGTACTTTGCGGCCAATACCATCATCGGGATGGACACCAAGCATTTCTACATCGGCCACGGCGAGAATGCCGTGCCGCGTCCGGTGTCAGAGGTGTTCGATGGCACCCCGTTCTTCCGTCAGACCTCCAACGCGACCTTTGAGGTGGCGTGGTACTGGCAGGGGCAGTTGTTGAGCGACAACCCTGCCGCCGGCGCGAAGATCGAGGATGTTGCCGAGTCGTAAACTGAGTAGGTGGGGGGAGGGCAACCTCCCCCGTCACTTCGCCAGAAAGTAGGACGTGATGGGAATCAAAGCGATTGCGAAACTTGCACCCGTGCATGTGGTCTACACAATTTCAGCAGGAGAAGCGGCGGATACGGGCATTTTCGTGGCCGACCAGGATTATGAAATCATGGATGTCCGCGAAGTGCATAGCACGGCCGGAGCCAGCAGCACCACCTTGGACGTGGGGATTGCGGCCTCTGGGACCGCCCCCGCGAGTCTCACCACCGCGTTGAGTTCGGCGCTGGCGTTGGATAGTACGGCGAATACGCCGGTCCAATCGACGCTGACCTCGACACTCTCCGCCAGGAAGATGGATAAGGGCGAACAACTGTCGTTGAATTACACCGGCACGGTTACCGCCTATGAAGGGTCGGTACATGTCGTGCTGAAGCCCATTCGGACGAATACGAGTTACTAAGGAGGCGCATGGAGTCTTTCCGTCCAGTTCGCTATTCGCTGGAAGAAAATCGGTTCTTTCTCAAGCATCTCGGGGAGTCGCCCGTCTCAGCGTTGCGCGAGCCGACCCCGACAGGGGTCAATCCCGTGACCGTCCAGGAAGTACTGGGCGAAGTCTACGAACTCGCGGAACTCGAAAAGCATCGCGGGGTGACGTGGGCGGGTGTGGAGAAAGTCGGGCAGGTGATTACCCGGTATCTCAGCGAATATGAGAAGTGGCAGGAAATGGCGACCCGAGGGGCGCCGCGCTTTCCGACGATGCACGCTTGGGACGCAAAAGGACGCCCCCATCGTGGGGGGATCACGTCCGATGCGGGGGAAGTCTCGACCTATTTCGATGACCAGGGCGAGCGCCAACCGCTGTCCGTCTCGTTACGCGATCCCGAGTCAGTGGCGTTCCGTCCGCCGTGGACCAAGGTGGCCGAGCCGATCCCCGATACGCTCACAGAGGACCTGGAAAAAGGGCTGCTCCAGTGTCCGGTGGACGGCTGGGCGACAAACTTCAAGCCCGAGTCACGCTCCTCCTATAACATGGCGCGTGGGCGCATGGTGCGTCACTGCAAGACGAGCAAGGATGAGCGGGTGCGGGAGTTCGCGCTCAAAGCCTTTAGCTAGCCATGCCCTCTGAGTCGACGTTTGCGGTTCCGGTCCAGCAAGACGCGCCGCCGCCGATCGAGGAGCGTCTTCACTTCTGGCATCCAAATCGGTTTGGGGTGCGGTTCGCGCCCGCTGACTTTCGAGAGAAACTGCACGCGATCCATACCGACCTGGAGATCACCTGGCATCCCGTTCGAGAACGATGGCTGGTCTGGTATCGTCGTCCGCGGATTCAGCATCCGATCTCGGCTGGATGGCTTCTCCTGCTGGTTGTTGAAAACTCGACGGAGGAGTATGTGCCACTTGACGACCGCACGCTTGCTGCGGTCTACGAGCAGAGCGGCTTCAAGTGGGGCTCGGGAAAACAGTACTGGGCGCGTATTGAAGACGAGGCGCAGCGCGATCATGCTGCGCGTGATGCGACACGCACGCAACTCATTGAGGATGTCGGCAGCGCGCAGTGGGATCACACCAAGATCCAGGTGAGTATGCGCGGTCCCTCGTCAGGCAGTAAGTTCGTGCGACATCACGCGGGAGACTAAATGGCCACCGGACAGTCCATGCTCAACACGATGGAAGTTCTGGACCGGGGACTCCAGCTTCAGTCGGGAGAAACCGGGGTCACA